GGTGCAGTAAGTATTCAAGCAGGTGCTCAATTTAATGTTCTGGCTGCTGGAACCGCTGCAATGACAGCAGCGACCGTAGGATTGAACGGAGCAGTTGTTTCACTTACATCCGCTGGACTACTCAATTTACAGGGAACTGTTGTGGGTATTGGTGCTAAACTCGTTGCTCCGTTGCAAACTATGTCTCCATTCCCACCATCACCGATTACAGGGGTTCCAATTCCTGGAATCCCTGCAGGTCCTGCGATACCTGCATCTCCAACTGGACTTGGTGATCCGCTCGAAGTATTGGAATATAATGACCCTCCAGTATTCTTCGAAAAGAGTCCGAGCGTTCGAATTCCTGTTGATCGTGCAGAGGAAATTAATAATCAAGTCATCGAATATATCAAGAATCCAAATGCATTCTATAACGAAGATGCAGATCGCGGTGATGTAAAACCAAATTATATTGGAACTCCAGATACAAGTGGAGTCGGTGAAAGTTTATTAAATCCACTAAATCCTACACTCACAGATGGATCAGACCTCAAGTCTTGGCTCGATGAGCAACTCTCTAAAACCAATTCAGATGGATACTGGTTAGAAACAGGAATGGCTGGAGCCGATTCGAATCCAAACATCTTAGGAATTTGGAAAGATCTTGGATTTGGAACAAAATCGCCATGGAATACAGACCAAACTTCATGGTGTATGGGTTTCGTGAACTATGGATTGAAACAAAATGGATATCGATATGTGCAAACTGCTCGAGCCTTCGACGTTCGAGATCGATTAAGTGATTATAGAGTTACACAAATTCTTGATCCGAGACAGGCTCAGCCAGGAGACATCGCACTCTGGAGATATAGTCACGTCAGTTTCGTGTATTCGAATAACAATGGAGCACTCTCGTTTGTTGGTGGAAATCAGAAAAAGAGAAGTTCCTTCGGCACTCCGAAAATCAATCCATCTCAAGGCGACGTCAGTATATCTTGGCAAAATGGATACGTTTCTCCTGGAGACGGCACATTGATTGGTATTTTTAGACCGTCAAAAGTTTAATATAAATATAGAATCATAAAAAGAGAAACAAATGTCGGCTGAAGAAAGAGCATTTTCAGATCTAGATCTAAATTTTACGAAACATCCCGTAACGAAAGATGTTGCTCGTAAAACAGGAACTAATGCGATTATTGCCTCTCTTAAAAATTTAGTTTATACGAACTTTTACGAAAGACCATTTAATCCGAAACTTGGTAGCAATATTCGCGCCATGCTTTTCGAACCATTAGACCCGATTACAGGATCGATTCTTCAAAAAGAATTGATGGTATTAATAAAAAATTACGAACCAAGAGTGACTGTTAGAGATATTCAGGTGGTTGCTGACTATGATAGAAATAGTTACGAAGTCACGCTTACATTCTTTACAACAAACTCTACCGCACCACTCAGAACTACACTGTTTCTTAATAGGTTGAGATAATGGCTGCAAATTTAGAAAATAAATTAATTGTTTCAAATCCTGACTTTAATACAATTAAAGCCAATCTAAAGGATTTTCTAAGATCTCAAACAACCTTTTCAGACTATGATTTTGAAGGTTCTGGTCTTTCGAATCTTATCGATCTATTAGCCTATAATACGCATTATATGGCTTTCTATGCCAACATGATTGCCAATGAAGCATTCTTAGACACGGCATCACTTCGCGACGCAGTCGTTTCACACGCCAAGATGCTCGGTTATACACCAAGATCAGTTACAAGTTCAAAGGCAAACGTAAATCTTATATTCACTCAAGCGAACAACGCTGCTGTTGCAAACTTGACTTCATTAACAATTCCTAGATTCACAAGATTTTCTGGTGTTGCGATTAATGGAGTGAACTTCACATATGTGACTCTAAATGAGCAAACTATCACAAAATCAAACACTGCGTTTACTTTCTCAAATCTAGAAATTACTGAGGGTCGTCCAGTCAATATTGTTTTAACTTATAACGAGCAAAACAACCCTCAACAATTATTTGAAATTCCAGATGAAGATATTGATACATCAACGCTTGAGGTTATTGTTCAAAATTCATCTGTTGATCTAACACAAACGACTTATACGCTTGCAACAGATGCAACTGAAGTTTCTGCAAACTCTGCAGTATATTACCTCGATGAAACACAAGGTGGAAAGTATCAAATTTATTTTGGTGATAATATTTTAGGTAGAAAACTATCAGATAGCAATTTAGTTATCATGAGTTATGTTAGAAGTAAAGGCGCAGCATCAAACAAAACAAATCAATTTACTCTTGTTGATGCTGTTGGCACTCTTACTAGCGGAACAGTTGTTGTAAATGATGTTGCGCAAGGTGGAACAGCTGCTGAATCTTTGAACAGCATCAAGTTTACAGCACCAAAAGTATTTGCAACTAGAAATCGCGCAGTCACAAAAACAGATTATATCTCGCTGATTCAAAGAGATTATCCATCACTTGAAGCCGTGAACGTTTGGGGCGGTGAAGAAAATGATCCACCTGTTTATGGAAAGGTTTTTGTTTCTGCAAAACCTGCTTCTGGTTATGAAATTACCACAACAGAAAAGCAATTCATTTTAAACAGTGTTGTTGCGCCTCTGAGTATTGTAACTGTAACTCCAGAATTTGTTGATCCTGATTATAATTTCTTAAATTTGGCAGTCAAAGTCACATATGATCCAACTGCAACGACGAAAACACCTGGACAGATTGCAAGTTCAGTGAAAACTGCAGTTTATAACTTTGCAAATACAAATTTAGACAACTTCAACTCTTATTTTAAAGTCTCACGATTAACGCGAGAAGTTGATAATATCGAAACTGCAATCTTGAGTAATGAAATTGACGTTACAATTGAAAAAAGATTAGAGCCAACATTGTCTGCATCACCAAAAAACTATGTTTTAAACTTCTACACACCATTAAAGAAGTCAACTAATGTGAATCGTATCAAATCAACGCCAGCATTTACTGCTTATGATAATGAAGATAATATTAGAGAAGTGTTTTTTGAAGAAGTGCCGCAATCTTCAACTGGAATCTCATCAGTATTGATCAAATCAGGTGGATCTGGGTTTACAGTTGCGCCAACAATTAGAATTACAGGTGACGGATTCGGTGCAAACGCTACTGCAGTCATCACAAATGGTAAAATCACTTCTGTAAATGTGACTAATGCTGGTAGCGAATACTCAACAGCTGCGGTTAAGGCATATGACACTGACGGCGCAGAGTTAACAAGTGTTATTTTACAAGCAGTAATTCAAAATTCAGTTGGTAAATTGCGTACCTACTATTTTGACGACAATCAAATTAAAGTAATTTTGTCTGAAGATGCTGCAACAGTTGATTATTCAACTGGAACTATCACTTTGCAGAATTTTGCTCCATTGGATATTAAAAATTCACTGAAAGTTATCAAATTTTACGCAATGCCAGAGAATAATTTGTTCAGTTCAACAAGAAGTTCAATTATTACAGTTGATCAAGACGACTCGGCAGCAATCACCGTTGAAGTTATACCAGTAACGACCTAATATGTCATCACAAGAAAGATTATCAACACTCGTTAAATGGCAGTTGCCTGAGTTTATTCGTCAGGATCACCCTATTTTTGTTGAATTTTTACAAAAATACTACGAATTTCTTGAAACACCAAATCAACCAGTGTATGAACTAAAAAGATTTTCAGATAATTATGATGTTGATGCTGCAAGAGAGTCTTTTTTACAATATTTTAAGAATAAGATCATTCCTTCGTTTCCTGATAGTACTGAACTATCAACAGAAAGAATTATAAAGGCTGCTCGCGACTTTTATGCGAAAAAAGGCACACCTGAATCATTTGAATTCTTGTTCAAAGTCCTCTATAATACAGATTTACAAGTATTTTTCCCAAAATTACAAATTTTAAAGGTTTCCGATGGTAAATGGGTGTTACCGCAAGCATTTAGATTGAGTCTTAGCAGCGCAAATCTATCTTTAAACTTAAATTTGATTGAAAAACGAAAGGGTTACGGTAGCATTTCACGCGCCAGCTGTATTGTTGAGAGTGCATTCAGAACTATCGATAAAACTACAGGCAATGAGATCATTGAAATTTATGTTTCAAATGTAAATCGCTTGTTTCAAAACGGCGAATTTTTAGAAATTGAATATGTTGATGGAAATGGTGTAACGCAAACGTTTTCTGAGAAGATTATAGGCGCACTTTCGAATATTCGAATTAATTCTAATCGCCGAGGAACAAGATATCTTACAGGCGATCCTGTTGTAATTAATGGTGGATTAGATACAACTTCTCCAACGAAAACAAAAGCAGTTGCACAAGTTGGTAATGTTACTGTTGGCGGTATTGATTCTGTCACTGTAATTAAACGTGGTTATGGATTTAGAACATTCCCAAATTCTTTAATTGATATTGTTTCAGCAAATGGAGTTGGGGCAAATGTAATTGTTGCATCAGTTGATACAGCAAATAATATTCAGTTATCATATGCAGTTGATAATATTGTTCTAAAAGCAAACACCTTGTTAAATTCTGCAAATTATGCATTTGATAATATTGCTTCTGCAAATGCAAATACTACGCTGCAAGACGCATTATCATTTGAAACATTAAATGTTTATCCAATTTTAACTGTCACTGTTCCAAATGGTGGATCGTTTTTCGAAGAAGATCCTTCTCTTGATGTAATTTCATTATATGATGGTGATTTTCATACATTAAATGGTTATGTTACAGTTGCTCCAGGATCATTTAGCACTTATAATATTTCAAATGCTTCTATAAAATTAATCGGTGCCTCTTTCTCAAGCACCAATGATTGGTATAATGGTTGGAGAATTCTTATCGATAAACATTATAGAACAGTAATCGATTATGATGGTGCTACAAAAACAGTATTTTTAAATCGTGTATTTGAAAACGATGTTACTGCATCGAATATTCTTTCAAAAACATTATTATTAGATTCTAGACCACTCATTTCTTCCATGGGCTATATTGCTTATGTTGAGGTTTTAAATGGTGGTACTGGATATAACAGCGGTGACACTGTCAATGTAATCGGAACTGGGTATGGTGCAAGTCTATCTCTTACAGTTTCAAGTGGTGTGATTACTGGCGTCACGATTAATAATCGAGGTGAAGGATATGTATCTCCGCCAACGATTACAGTCACATCTTCTGGTGGAAGCGGAGCAGTTCTGAGAGCAATATTATTAAGTGATGGTGAAGAACTAGATCCAGTCACTGGTGATATTGGATTGATACGAGATATTGTTCTATTGAATCGTGGTTCAGATTATATCAATACACCTAACGTTTCTCTCAAGATTTATGATATTCTCATTCCTTCCTTAAATGTTGGTGAAACAATTATAGAAAATGATAGAGTATATCAAGGTTCGAATATCAATAGCACAACATTTTTAGCAACTGTTGACGAATATTATCCAGGCAATAATATTATTAGAGTTTTCGATTATTCTGGTTCACTAAACGTTGGTCAAAATCTTGTAGTTTATAAAACTACAACAGCAAATGTAAATGCCTCTGTTCTGTCGGCTAATATCAGTGGAAAAGTTTACCCATACAAATATGGTGATGGAAGAGCAAGAGCAACTGCAGAGTTCTTGAATGGTCTAATTCGTTATAATGGGTACTATTTAAATACAGATGGACAATTAAGTTCTGATAAGAAACTTCAGGATTCTAGAAAATTCCATAATTTCTCTTATGAGTTGATTTCTGAAGCATCTTATACTGATTACAGTAAAACTGTTCTTGAGACTCTTCATCCAGCAGGTGCTTCTCTCTTAGCCGCTCATACTGTGAAAACTGATTTGATTGTAAATCAACTCTCAAATCTAAACGTCACGACAGTGTTTAGCAATTCGAATGCTTCAATTACCAATTGTAATGTTGCATTTGCATCGAATAATGTTACAGGATCAGGTCAATCATTCGATCTTTTTGCTAACGTTAGTGATATAATCGTCATAAACTCAGGTAATGTTTATCGTTCATTCTCTAAAGTTATCACTTCAATCGCTAGTAATAATTCACTAAATATTGAGAGTTCTTGTATGATAATTGGAGAAGGTCGCGGTAACGTAACAACTGGTGCTGCGACTCTTACTATTAGCGGAAATACGAATGCTATTGCAACGTTTTTAACCGTAGATGATCAGTTAAGAATTAATGTTAATAATAGCATTTTAGTTAAAACGATCAATAGCATATCAGGTAATGTAATCACTCTTAACAGCAACGTTGGCATTACAACAACAAATGCTAATTTGATTTACTTGATTTATCCAAAACTCGAAAATGTTGTTTACAAGATTGTAAGCACCACAGACAAATTCTCTTAATGGGGAAATGATATAAAATGGCAAGTTATGCAACTTTTACTAAAAATTTCGGTGTACAAAACGCTTTAAATTTTGAGCGTTTCATTTCAGGCACATTTGCAAATTGTTACATCGGAATTGGTCGTCAAGCAGAGTGGGCAAATAGCGATACTGCCTCTGCTCCAGTTGATACTGCAAATACATTCTATCAGTATTGGAACAATCTGATTGGATTGAAGAAAATTACTGCGGCTGATATGAATCTTGTGATTCCTCGTGTCGATTGGACAGCAAATACAGTTTACATTGAATATACTCAAGATACTCAAATATTTGCAAAAGGAAATACTGCAAATGTTGCATATGATAATAAGTTTTATGTAAGAAATTCCAACGATCAAATCTTTAAGTGTTTGTTTAATAACTCCTCTGCAAACTCTACAATTATGCCTGAGATTGCGATCGACGGACAACTTCCTGAGAATGCATTTATTGAAACTTCTGACGGTTATCGCTGGAAGTATATGTATACGATTCCTGCGGGTCTTAAAGAGAAATTCTTTACCAATCAATTTATGCCGATTGTTTCTGAAAACATCGTCACAAACAATGCAGTTGATGGTAGACTTGATATCATTAAGATTACTGCTAATGGCGCAGGATTTAATGCGAATGCGAATTCGAATAGTTATAACATCGTAACAATTACTGGTGATGGTTCGAACGCAAACATTACTGTAAAGATTACATCAACCGCTGCAAATGGTGGAAACATTACTGGCTATAATGTTATCTCTGGCGGTAATAATTATACACGCGCAACTCTTACGTTAGTGGATCCAAATAAAATCGCAAACACTGCGAATGGAGCATTAACTGCAGTCATCGGACCTCCAGGTGGTCACGGTGCAAATGTTGCTCAAGAATTAGGTGCATCTAATTTGATGCTTTGCGTTGAAATCGAGGGAGATGAAGACGGTAAACTTCCGATTAATGGATTAAATACTTATCGTCAAATTGGCATTTTAAAAGATCCATTACTCGCCAATTCAAGTTATGCGCAAAATACAGTTTACAGAACTACAACAGCACTATTCTTGGCTGCATCTCCTTCACCAGGATTTAGTGTAAAAGAAACGATTTACGTTGGAACTTCATTATCTGGTGCCTCTTATACTGCGGTTGTAGAGGATTATGATAGTGCAAATTCAACACTTTATGTTAATAACGTTGTTGGATCATTATCGCTTCCAGCAACGATTATAGGAAATACATCAGGTGCGATTACAACGGTTTTGACCGAAACAGCACCCGAAGTTAAGAAGTTCTCAGGGCGACTACTATATATTGAAAATAGTTCAAATATTTCTAGATCCACTGCGGAAACTCAACAAATTAAACTTACGCTCAGATTTTAAGGTGTAAAGATGGATTTTAATGTAGAGCCATACTATGACGATTTTGAAGCCACAAACGGCGCGAAAGATCAAAATTACATGCGTATTTTGTTTCGCCCTGGATATGCGGTTCAGGCTCGCGAATTAACGCAGATTCAATCGATTCTTCAAAATCAATTGAAGAATTTCGGTGATCATATCTTCCAAGATGGTTCTCCAGTTTTCGGCGGTCAAATTACTCTTGACACCAAAACAAAATATCTTAAACTTCAAACGACTTATAATGGCGTCGACGTTGAGGCTACAGACTTTGCGAATACAGTAGTTTCAAATACAAATGGAACTGAAAAAATTCGCGCAAGAGTTGTTGCTGTCGATGAAACGCAAACGCAACCAACTCTTATGGTTCGTTATCTTCGTGGAAACCAATTCCCTAATGGAAACGTTATTCAAGCAACGACATCTTCTGGAACCACATTTGCTCAATTGACTGCTGCTGATGCAGTTGGAACTGGTTCCGTTGCCTCTATTGAAGAAGGCGTATTTTATGTCGATGGATATTTCGTAAAAGTAAGTCCACAAACGATCGTTCTTGATCCATATGGAAACACTCCAACTTATCGAGTCGGTCTTGAAATCGATGATAGTGTTGTTGATGAGAGTGAAGATTCGAATCTTCTAGATCCTGCTCAAACATCATTTAATTATCAGGCTCCAGGTGCATGGCGTTATCAGTTTAGATTAAATCTTGCAAAACGTTCTTTGACTTCAGTAGACGATAATAAATTCTTCGAACTTCTTAGAGTTGAAAACGGACTAATTACAAAACAAGTTCGTTATCCGATCTATTCACAACTAGAAGAAACTCTCGCAAGAAGAACGTTCGACGAATCTGGTAACTACACAGTAAAACCATTTGGTATCTCTCTCGAAGCAAATACCGCTTGCAGTAATAACTTCATTATCAATATTGAACCAGGAAAGGCATACGTTCGTGGATTTGAGTATGAGTTCGCAGGAACTCAAAAAATCAACGTTACAAAGGCACTCACGACAAATACATCTACCGATTACGATCTATCAATCGAATATGGTAATTATTTGTATGCAAACAACATTTCTGGTTCCGCAAATGGTCTATTCAATATTGCAAAACTAGATGTATTAGAATTACACTGCGTTCCAAGAGCCAACGTGAATACAGTTGGAACAGTTGGTTACAACACATCTTATATGGGAACTGCTCGTGTAAAGAATTTCCGCAGAGATAGCGCAACTGAGTATCTTGTTTATTTGACCGATATTCGTCTAGAGTCAAATACAGTAACTGCGGCGTCAACAGCATCGAATGCAAATTCAATTGTATTCCCAACAACATATTCTGTTTTAAACGATGCATATGCAAATGTTACTGTTCGAGTAATTAGCGGTGGAGCAAGCAATTCATCTGCTGGTGATGTTAGAAAAATTGTACGTTATGACGGCGCAAGCAGAACAGCATTCACAGATCTAAACTTCACAAATGCTATTGGAAGCGGCAATACAGTTTCTCTTGTTTATAGCACCAAAGATATCGATGCTCTTGTAGAAGCAACTAGCAACAAGCAGGGTTTGAATGTTGCGATGGATGTTTCAAATAGCAGTAAAGATATTACAAATGCGACAATCATATCCGATACAAATCGCGATACATTGTTGTTCATGCTGCCAGAAACATATGTTGCAAATGGCACAATTGTAAACGCAGATTTCAATGCAATGAAGGTGTTTGAGGATCGTTCATTTACCTCAAATGGTCAATTAGCCTTAACACTTTCTGGCAATGAAACATATGATTACGGTTCTGATGGCAATTTCTTAACAGCAACTGCAGCAAATAGTAATTTGATTATAATGGTTAAGTCTCTTGGAACCGCAACTAACGTTGCAGTCGGAGATATTATTAATTTAACAGCTGCAACTGGACCATCTGGTTCTGGCGCAGCAGGTGTAAGAAGAGATTCCTCAACGCAACTTACTTTGTTTACAGGCGAGAAAGGAACATTTACTGCTGATGTGTATGCAAAAGTTAAAGTAAATGATTCTGAATCTGCTACAAATAATCGCAGAAGTAAAACAATTCGTGGCAATGCCGCAATTACTGCATTAAGATCAACAGATTCTTATACAAATGGTACTGCAGTGACTGACGCTGCAACTGTTTACATCGATTCTTCAAATGGGTTTGTTTGGTTCTCAGACGCAAGTCAAATCAATAAAACTCCAGGTGGAAATAACTCACTTTATGTCTCTGACGTATTCAAGATCGTAAAAATTTATGATTCTGGAAATACATCATTCCAGCCAAACGTTGCGAATGCAATTGACGTTACAAATAGATTCTATCTAGACTCTGGACAAACTCTTGGCATCTATGATCACTCTAAGATTGTCTTGAAACCAGGATCAAATGCTCCACGCGGTCAGACAGTGGTGATGTTGCAATATTATGAGCACTCCTCTGCAATTCGTGGATATTTTGACGTTGACTCATATCCTGCGGCTCAGTATGCAAATGGATCTATTCCAACATTTGTAAACTCTGATGGAACATCGTATAACTTACGCGATGCAATTGACTTTAGACCAACTCGTGAAATTGGTACTGCTGCCAGCGTAAATTCATATACATTTGTTGGCATGATCAATTCAATGCCAGATACACCATTAGAAATGACTTATTCTTATTATGTTCCAAGAATTGATAAGTTGGTGTTGACGACAGAGGGTGAATTTAAAACATTGACTGGCGTTGCTGGTAAATTCCCACTTGCACCAGTTGACACTGAAGATGCAATGACGTTGTTTAAACTCGATATTCCTGCGTTTACTGCGAATGTTAATAGCATTGTTGTTACAAAGGTCGAAAACAAGCGTTATACGATGAGAGACATTGGATCGCTTGAGAATAGAATTCGAAATATTGAGTATTACACAGCATTAAACATTGCAGAAAAGAAAGCAACAGACACAACAATTCTTTACGAAGATAACGCAACTGAAAAAGAAAAATATGGTATTGTTGCAGATAATTTCACTGGCTTCAACGTTGCGGATACACTAAATCCAGACTTCAAGTGTTCACTAGAGAAAGGAACACTTTCATCATACAATAATCTAACGCAAATTCCTCTTGATGTGAATACGATTGGTGCGAACACAAAGAGAAATTCTAAAACAATATCTCTTGGTTTCACTGAAGAAGTTGTTGTTGATCAAACAACTGCGACTGCCAATGTCTCAGTCCAACCATACTTGTACGGTGTATTTGATGGTCAATTGACTCTTACTCCGCAAAGCGACAGTTGGTTCTCAACAACACAAGCACCAATTCCAATTAGCCCAGTTCCAGTTGTTCCGATACTATCTCCGACTGTGCCGATTTTGGGTCAATTGAATCCAATCAATTTTGTGAATGTTCCAACTTCATTTGGATTTGCTCCAAATTTCACAACTATCGATAGTTGGTTTAATACCTCTTTTGATATTTCAACTCCATTAAATGAAGGCAGATTATTGAGACTTTAACAATTAAACGGAAAATAGAATGTTTGAAGAATTTAATTTAGCACTTTTTAACCAAAATATTTTTGGATTAAATGGATTTAATTTGGGGTTTGATCCAAATGCGTTCACACCTACAAGACAATCAAATGATCCAAGTCTAGTGACAAGATTTATCAGAGCAAATGAGGTTGTTTTTGTTGGAACCTCATTAACTCCTGATAAAGTCCCAAACTATTTTCTAGACTCAACAAATGTAAATAATTTTGTTCAAAAATCAAATCGCCTTCAACTAGCAAATGCAAATAATGCTGGAATTTTTGTTCAAGGTGAAGGCATTGTTGACATAACAACAAACGTTTTTGCAAGAGTTCTATCAAGTTCTAATAATATTCTTTATCTGAATCAAAACTTCTTAACTGTTAACATTGTTGCGTTTGGTGCGAATACACTTGCAGCAACAGATTATGCAGTTGATGATATTGTTACGCAAAGTGTGAGTGGTGTAACAACATTCCAGGGTCGTGTTCAATATTTTGATAGTGCAAACGGAATTCTTTCTGTTTCTCCATCAAGCGGAACTATGAATGCACATGGTGCTGTTGCTAATAGTGTTATCTCCAAACTTAACAGTACTGTTCTATCAAACGCTGTATCATTTATTCGCGGAAATATTTTCCCAGCAAATGGAAACGTTCGTAGTTCTACTAATGTTTCAAATACTGCACAAATTGTTTCATTTACCCATGCTTCAGGTGCATACACTGCAGCAAATGGAACGAACACACTATCGATTGTTGTGCACGCAAACTCTGCAGGAGCCGTTGGTAATACACTAACAATTACTTCTGGAACTGGTGAAAACACAATTAGAACAATTGTTGCTGTAACAAATAACAATGAACTTGTACTGAATGCTACGATCTCATCACTAACGTCCAACTCCAAATACACATTTGGTCCTCATGTTATTGACGAATTTGGTCGCATCACTGGTATTTTCAATATTCCAGAAACAGAAAGTAATCGTTTCCCAGCTGGTGAACGAGTGTTCACAATTACAGACACAGAAGGAGCACAAAATAACTTCTTCTCAATGCGCGCGACGGCAACATATAACGCCACAGGCGCACCTCCTGTTATTCAGCCACCAGTATTTGTACCTCCACCTGTTCCGCAACCACGCAGAGATCCACTTGCACAAACATTTTTCACTCCAAATGTGACTGTGCAAATTGACGGCGCACCAAAAACAAACTATGGAATTTATGTATCATCTGTTGATTTATTCTTTGCTGGAAAGCCAATTCTAGCAGATCTACAATTGCCAGTAACCTGTCAAATCGTAACTGTTTCAAATGGTATCCCAACACAAAATGTGGTTGCTGCAAAAACAGTTGAATGTAAAGACGTTAAAGTTTCAACAGTTCCAGATGCTGCAAATTCAAGCACCATTACAAACTTTAAGTTTGATGATCCTGTTTACTTAGAACCAGAAACAGAATACGCATTAGTTGTTGTTTCTGATTCACCAGATTACTATTTGTTTATTTCTGAACTTGGTGGTACGATTTTAGGGTCAACACCACCTCGTCGTGTGTCAATTCAACCATATGTTGGATCATTGTTTAAATCACAAAATTCATCAACCTGGACACCAATTCAAAATCAAGACTTGATGTTCCGAATTAAGAAATGTGTGTTTAATACAAGTGGCGGTGGAACCGTTTTATTTAAACCAAGAAATCAGTTTGCAAATGTTAACGTTGACTCATTACTATTGCATACAACACTCTTGAATCATAAACCAACATCATCTAATTTTAAATTTAAATCAAATAACGTTTCTGGAACTCAGGATGTTCAATTCACTTATGTTCCAGTCAATACAAAATATAGTTTCGGTGCTGATCTTCTCACCTCTACTGCAACTTCAAATCGCCGCAGAAGAATTGTAAGAGGTGATGCGAACTCATTTATTGCTGGTGTTGATATGAACACCACTGATTCTGATATGTCACCATTAATTAATATTGAAAGAGTTAGTTTGGTTGGTTACGAAAACGATATTAACGATGGTAGCATTTCAAATACAGATATTAGTATTACTAGTGTCGGTAATCATATAAATGCTGCAAATATTATAGTAACAATTTCTGCACCAGATTTATCAGATGGTGTAACTGCAAATGCATATGTTTCATCTCTATCATCAAATGGTGTAGCGACAATTATTGTTGATACTGCAGGATCAGGATACATTACAACACCAACAATCACTCTTTCAGAACCAAGCGCACCGTCAAATGCTACAGCAGTTATTGCTGGCGAAACGAATGCATCTGGTGGTAACATGAAGGTTCGTTATATTACGAAGCAGATTACTCTTGCTGATGGATTTGATGCTGGTGATCTTCGTGTTTATCTCGATGCAAATCGTCCACGCGGAACAAATATCCATGTTTACTATAAAGTAAAATCTGCTTCTGACCAAGAAAATTTTGAAAATAAGAAGTGGAAATTAATGAATAAAGTTCAAGATAATTTCTCTGCAGACCAGAATCAAATTATCGAACTTGAATTTAGACCAGATTTAGAAAAGAATATTCTTTCTTATGTTGAAAATGGCGTTGTGTATCCACTCGGTGGAACGTTTAAGTATTATGCAATTAAAATTGTGATGAGTGCTGCGGATCCAACAGTTGTTCCAACTGTTCGAAACTTCAGAGCAATTGCCACACCATCAGGATAATTATGAAAGTAAAGGTGAAAGATAGAGAAGATTTAGTGCGTGATATGCGCACAATGGCTATTTTAAATGTTGATAAAAACATTTTAGGAAAAGATGCTCAATATAAACAAAGAATGAATCGCGATAAGCAGATAGATAATGCGATAAATAAATTAGAAAACGATGTTCATCAAATTAAAGGAAGTCTTGATAAAATACTTCAATTATTGGAGTCTAGAGGTCCGTAATGGCTAATGCAAATATTTCGTCGGTTGTTTTAACTAACACATTCAATGAGTGGCGAGTTGTCACAAATAATTTAATCACAGACCGAAACACGCTCCGTAATACAAATTATGTGAAAGATGGTGGCGATTTTTCAGTTGCCAATGGATCTCTAACCATTCAAAAAGATGGTGGTGGCACTGTATTGACAGTTGCTAATGATGCAACGATAAGCGGAAACACTACAACCAATCGTCTTACTGTGACAACTGGTGCAAATGTTGCAACATTGAATGCATCATCAGTTGCAAATGTTGCAAGTTTAGACATTGTTGCATATGGTAAAGTAATTGCAGCCAATGGTTCTTGGATTGGTCCATCTTCTGGATTAATCGGCAACACTGGTCCGCAAGGTCCACAAGGTCCAGCAGGATCAAATGGAGCTGCTGGTCCACAAGGACCACAGGGTCCACAGGGTCCAGCAGGATCAAATGGAGCTGCTGGTCCACAAGGACCACAGGGTCCTCAAGGAGTTGCTGGTCCACAAGGTCCACAAGGTCCTCAAGGACCACAAGGTGCTACTGGTCCTCAGGGTCCACAAGGACCGCAGGGTCCACAAGGCGCAGCAGGTCCATTACTCGCCAATGTGTTTATCCATAGAACATCAACTTATGATAGCGCAAATGTGTACGTTTCCGCCACAGCACCTTCCAGTGGCAACCTCAAAGGTGACATCTGGATTCAGTTTTGAGGTGATCCATGGGCATTAAAGTATGGGATGGATCAAAGTGGGCGATTGCTTCCCAAATTAAAACTTGGGATGGCAGTGCTTGGAAAGAAACCTCAAATGCCAATGTTCATATCTGGACTGGCACAGCATGGCAAAAAATACACCCACCTGTCCAATTAGAACAAAATTTAGGATATTCTGTCAGCGCAACTGATCCTACAAACGCAGGAAGTGGTGGAAATGCTCAAGCAAGAATTAATATTTTTGCAAATGGGAAAATTCAAACGTTTGAATCTACATCAGTATCAGGTACTGTAAGAACATCGAGTGCAGACTGGTTATTAACAGGAGCAAATTCAGAGTATGATGTATACGTTACTAATTTTAGTGGATCTAGCCTACAAGTTGGAAGTGGTCCAACTAACGGCACAAGAACACAATTAAGTTCAGACGTTCAATATTCATTATATCTAGATTCGAATGGAACTGGTAGCAGTTCTTTTGATATTACAATTTGCGCTAACAATCAAGTTTCTACAAATACTGCGATACAAAAAGCATCAATATCATTATATGTTGATGTTGGGTCATTATAATAAATATAAAAATTAATTAGAGCGAAAAGATGGGAAATCCGTTACAATTAAATACAGCTGGGATACTATTTACTGATGGATCATATCAGTTGAAAAAGGGTATTTCTGAGGATTTTGATTTTGGCGGCGTGACAACCACAACAATAACAAATCCACTTCAATACTTTATAATGACATCAGTTGACTTTGATTTTGGAACTATATCTGCGCCTCTAAATATAAACGTAGATTTGGCGAAAATTAATACATATGCAGAATTGACGTAATTGGGGCAATAAATGACTCTTAAAATTCGCAGAGGAACTAATGCTGAACGATTGACAATCACTCCTGAAGAGGGTGAGTTAATCTTTACTACAGACACCAAAAAAGTCTTTATTGGTGATGGTAACACAGCAGGTGGTCTTGTTGTTTCTGACACTGGTAATACCAACGTCGCTGCGAATGGAACTTCTACAAATACGAGTTTTTTAAACTTTATCAATACGGCAAGTATTGCGGTCAGCGTTACTGCCAATGGAACAGGATACACAAACGTTGCATTTACTACACTCGGTGGTGTGGGTGATGCATACAATCAAGCAAACACTGCGCGCGGAACTGCAAATGACTCTTATGGACAAGCAAACGCTGCGCGTGATCAAGCCAATACCGCTAGAACACAAGCAAATACTGCTCGAAATACAGCAAATGCATCTTACGCTGCGGTAAACACTGCATTTGATCAGGCAAATACTGCTCGAGATACTGCAAACAATGCATACGCTGCCGCAAATGCTGCTGGTGGTGGTAGTGGAGCATATGATCAAGCGAACACTGCTCGAAATCAGGCTAATTCTGCACGCGATCAGGCAAATACTGCTAGAACAACAGCCAACGATGCATATGGAGCAGCGAATAATAGAGTGTTGAAAGCTGGCGACACTATGACTGGCAATTTGAACATTGCAGCAACACTCATTACTCAAAACATCGTTCCAAATTTGAATGTAACTTACAACATTGGTGCCAATGATTTCAGATTTAATGATCTATGGTTGAGCAATAGCACCATTTATATTGGTGGCGCAAGCATCTCATCGAATGCCGATGAAGTTAGAATTAGTAAACTGAATGTAGCAAATCTACTTACTGCAAGTGGAATCAATGTTTCCGCTCAGGCAGCTGATGCATATACTCAAGCCAATAACGCATATGCAGCTGCAAATGCTGCTGGGGGTGCTGGTGTTGCTAATGCATACAATCAAGCAAACAGTGCTCGAGATCAAGCGAATACTGCATACACTCAAGCAAATAATGCAAGAAATCAAGCAAACAATGCATATGAATCCGCAAATACTGGAAAAGATACTGTTCGCGTTTCGCAAAATAATCAAGGAATTTTATCTGAAAAGCAATTAAATTTCGTCAACACCTCAACAGTTACAGTTTCGGTCACTGATTCTGGAAATGGTAATGCAAACATTGCATTTACGGCGACTGGTGGTGGTGCTGCGGCTTACGATCAAGCAAATTCTGCGCGCGACCAAGCCAATACAGCACGCACTACTGGCAATAATGCATATGGTCAAGCCAACACCGCTCGCGACACCGCTAATGCTGCATATGCCGCAGCAAATAGTGCAAGTGGCGCAGAAGCGGCAAATCTTGTTGCTGTGTATGCAAATAACTCACTAGTATATGCCAATTCAAACGTAAACTTTAATAATACTGCTACAATTAATATTAGTGTAACAGCAAATACAACGAATAAGCGTTCAAATATTGCATTTAATGCAAATACTACGAATCTCGGCGCAACAATCATCTATAGTCAGAATAGTTACTCTGATTGGAGCCCAGGAATTGCTGGTGCTATTTCCAATAGCGCAACTTCAACTAACAGAACATTTGAAAGCAGATTAAGAGAATATGTAAGTGTTGGTGACTTTGGTGCTGTTGGTGATGGTGTAACCGACGATACAGCAGCAATTCAAAAGGCACTTAACTTCTGCCGACAAGTTGCTGCTTATAATTACAATCCAAATTCTGGTGTTGCAGTACCAAAAACATATCAGTGGCCAACACTTGTTTTGACTGGAAAGCATAGAGTCGATCAAAGACAATTGTTTATTGATAGACCAATTGACGCTCCACTTGATGCAGGCAGCAGCCGTTACATCAATTACTTTACAATCATGGGATTGGGTGATTGTGCAGGATTCGTTCTTGATGATGATGGTGAAGCAACTCGCACAGGACCGCTATTCACATCTTCAATTGCTGGAACAAATGTAACTGGTACAATTATTTTTGAAAATGTGCACTTCGAAGCAGATAATCCTGGAGATGCTGTAGGAACACCTGCGGCAATTCTTGATTCGAAATACCTCCGAGTTAAATTTAATCGTTGCTGGTTCGATGGTGTTCGTTTAATCGATCACTCATCATATATCCAATCAATACACTTCTTCCAGTGTAGATTCTCTGCACCGTATAAAAATTCAACATACCCAGTAATTAGATCAAAGGGTATTTTTGATATGATTATTGATTCTTGCATGATCAATAATACAGATACGTTCATGAGAGTCTTGGATGGTGCTTATGATGTTAATAATCTAAGAATCGTTAATTGTGATATTGAAGGATTAACAACTAATTCTGCATTCCAACTACATGCATGTTCTGGACTTGTTGTTGACGGAAACTACTTTGAAAACGACACCGTTCCAATTTTTGATTTCTCTGGTGTTGGAGTTTCTGGATCAAGACCAAGTAATAGCATCACCTTTAAAGGAAACTGGATCTACACCAATCTTGGTGGACCATTTGCTAAATTTGGTAATTCTGCTAATGTCACAAAACAAGTCTCCTCTATCGGAAACTTTTTCTTAGATAGAACAGGCGCAGGTGGATCTGGTTTAGACACGATGTATGCTAATACATCGAATGTTCAAAACTTCATTACCATGGGCGATTTTCATAGTAGTGGTCAGCATTATATCACCGATTCTACTCGCGGCATTTACATGTCTGCGAATAACAATTATGAACTTGGAATCGGAATTAAACTCCCAACTGCAAATCTTCATGTTGTTGGTAATGCAAATATTTCAGTTTCAATCAATACTGCAACGTTGAATGCAACAACCATTAATGCAGCAACTGTATTGACAAGTACTGGTATTAATGTTTCTGCTGCTGCATTAAATGCATACGCTGCAGCAAATACTAAAGTTGGTGGATCTGGAACTACAAATTATCTTGCTAGATTCACCGCATCATCTACAGTCGGTGACAGTGTTGTCAGAGATGACGGATCATTTACGGGTATTGGCATTGCACCACAAGCGGGTCAAAGACTAGCAGTTTCTGGTAATAATCAGAGTTCGGGTGCATACGCTGCTTATTTCTATGATAGTAATGGACTACCAATCGCAGCATTCGAAAATGATCGTCAAATATATGCTCCAGCACTTGGAACAGGAACTGGAACTGATTTGGTAGTTACATCAGGTGGATACATTAAGCAAAAATCGTCCTCGTTGCGATTTAAGAAAGATGTTGAGCCGATCGATATTGGATTAGATTGGGTCAATTCTTTACAACCTGTAAAATACAAATTAAAGGCAGACGAAAAAGACGAAGTCGGATTTATTGCTGAAGATTTCCCAGATCAAAGATTTGTTTCTCAGGCTTACATTGACGTCGATGATCACTCGAGAGGTTTACAACCTCAAGCGATCAATTATGCTCAAATTGTGGCTCCTCTTGTGAAGGCAGTTCAAGAATTGACTCTCAGAGTTCAGCAATTAGAAAATAATGCAAATAATTGACTTTTAGAGCATTTATAAATACTATTACTCTTTCGTGTGTGAGTAGCCAATGGCAAAGACTCCAGATTTAAATAAAACATGGATCCCGTTATCGTCTAGACCAAGATCTCAGACGTTTAATAGCCCATCAAGCACCACAATTCCTTATGGTCGTTATAGAGCCACAGTTCGAGGACGTGCAGGTTCAGGAAATGATGCTGTCGCAACAGTCTATAGCATCAATTATAACACCAATTACAACGTTGTTTATCCAATCGCAAATCAGCCAGGAACAACGTTCACGATTCTGTATAATACAAACTATAACGTAGCGTATCCAATCGCAAACCAACCAGCGACTGCATATACTATTTTGTATAATACCAATTATAACATCGCGTACCCAATTGCTAATCAACCAGAATCTGGTCGACCAGCCAGTGCATGGAATACGAATTATAATGTTTACGTTGATTATCCAGTTGCAAATCAGCCTGAAACTGGTCGCCCTGTAAACGCAAATAATCCACCATCAAGCAACTTTAATTCTGTTTCTGTTTATTTGTACGATCTGTTCAACAATCAAACAAAACAAAATCAAGCCAACTTCTTATACCAAAACTTTGGTGTAGGTGGTGGTAGTGGATGTCCATCACCATCTACCGTGTATGTTGGATTTACTCAAGGTGTTGAATATAAGCAATTTGTGTATTATGTTGAATATCAATGTACTACGACACCAGGAAATCCGTCTGCATGGAATATTAACTACACCACAAACTATAACGTTTATGTTGATTATCCTATCGCCAATCAACCAGTTTCTGCTTGGAATATTAATTACAACACAAACTATAACATTGCATATCCAATTGCAAATCAACCAGAAGCATCTAGACCTATAACTGCTTGGACAACTAACTATAACGTAGTTTATCCAATTGCAAATAGACCAGAGGCTTCTCGCCCTGCAACTGCATGGGCAACCAATTATAATGTGGTGTACCCAATTGCAAATCAACCAGAAGCAAACAGACCAGCAAACGTTTACGTTCCAGGAAACCCAGGAACACCAGCCACTGTTCTTGGCGTTTACTTCCCTGGAGGAAATGTTGTTGATGGTGTTGGTCAGGTTGCACCAACAATTGGTGCAACAGAAGTTGTTTATTGGTCTTTCCCAGACAACGCTAACTATCCAGTGGCGGTCCCTCCAGGTGGACAAATTATAGTAGATATTGAATAATTGAAATATTGATTTTGTAAGAAAAGTATAATATAATTATTTTTTATTATTGAGGTTTTTATGCCATATCCTGTGCAACAATATTCTAGAATCCTTAATCGTTTTTGTGTTGCAAGCCAAGTTTTCACGCCAGATGAAGTAGAACGAATTCTTGACTTTGAAGATTTGCAAAAATTTCAAAGGGGTGCTGTTGGCAGCGAACATAAATCTGGGAAAGTCGATAAAAACGTTAGAAATAGCGAGATCATGTGGTTGTATCATGATCAGAACTCGGATTGGTTATATTCCAAATTCTCTAACGTTGTTTCATCCATTAACTATGATCACTTCATGTTTGATGTCGACTCATTCGACAATTTCCAATATACCAAATATAATGCAAAAGATAAACAGCATTATGATTGGCATGTTGATGCAAGTAATCTCAGCACTCCATATGAAAGAAAAATTAGCGCAACTATCCTGTTGACGGATCCTTCGAAGTATGAGGGTGGTGAGTTCGAGTGTGTTATGAATGGTCGTGTTGATGATCCTGTGGTTTTAAAACCAAACGCTGGTGATATTGTATTTTTTGCTTCTTATATGCCCCATCGTGTCAGACCTGTCACCAGCGGTATTCGAAAATCATTAGTATGTTGGGTGATGGGAAAAAATTCATGGTAAATTTGAAGAAACTTAAATTCTGGAAAAATGATATTATTGAATTTTATTGTCATCCAGATTTAGTAGGTGTAATACCAGAACCAAAACCAGCAGTTAAACATTTACCTGAGTGGTTCAAAGATCTTCCACCAATTTATGGCGAAGAAGATAACAGAGATACATTTGGCAATCGTACAATGACCGCAAAACGATGTTTACCACTATTGGACGCAATGTCATACGGATTTACAATTCCACTTTGTGGTGATGTTCATATTAGAACTAATCACAATAATAGTCAATTTGAAATTACAAATCCTCTTGGATTAAACGTTTGCGAATATCATGTAGCAGATCAGGTTGGTGGACCAAGCGCGATAAAACCGAATCATGGAAACCCTTTAAAGTTTATAAACTATTGGGTCGTAAAAACAGCACCAGGTTGGTCAGCGTTGTTCCTAAATCCGTTAAATCACCATAACACACCATTCACTTGTTTAAGTGCTATGGTAGATACTGATCATTATCCTAAAGAAGTCAATTTTCCTGCTCTTTGGAATGTGTTTGATGCAGATGAGCATATTCCAGCAGGCACGCCTTTGGTAACTGTCATTCCAATTAAACGTCATGCCTTTGATAAAAAACCAAACGTTAGAAAAATTACAAAAAAAGAATTTAATCAAATCAATAAAACGCAGCGAATACAAAATATTAGAACTCATCATTATACTTATGAATTGAGGGAGAAAAAATGATTTTCGATTTCTTTAAAAAAGAACAAGATGATATTCAATTTCTTGACTCTACAAAGGCTGCGTATAACCATTATCCACCAATTCTTGCAAAAGAATTGAAGCCACTTAAAACATATCAAGAAGCGAAGTACGAAAAATATAATTTCCCTCAATGCCCTGGAATGTATGATTATGCTCGACATGGTTATATCATTCCAGCATGGAGCAACTTTCACATCAAAGCAAATAAAGCAGGTGTTGTTGCTTTTACTGGGTCTAAAGGAGAGGATCAGCAAAAACGAAGACACACTCCATTTATGCAACCAAAACCTATGGATCCTACCATAATTGATGGTGCGTTTAAAGTATATGACGATATTCCTCTAGTCGTTTTCAATTTTGGTGGACCGTGGAAAGTTCATGGAAAGGGAAACATCTCAGGTCTCTTACTGCCAGCAATCTATCATAATAATTTCTTCGAAGATTTGTACATGTATCCTGGAATTGTAGATTACAATGGATTCACGACGATTAACTTTATTTGCAGCCCAAGAAGAAAGTGTGAGATAACTATTAATGCTGGTGATCCTCTAATTCATTTTATTCCTTTCATAACGAGCAAAAATATCAAGGCAAGTTATGGACCAATAACTGATGTGAAGAATGATTACGATCACTGCGTCAAATGGTTTAATGAATTAAATTTCTATAGAAAATATTATATGATTCGTAAAAAGTTTTCTATAAGAAAAAATTATAAAGAATGAAAAAGATATTTGTAAATTTATGCTCATATAGAGATAGACTTTTATTGCCAACAATTGAAAGTCTACTTGAAACAGAGTCTGGTAGAAATGAAATAACCTACGGCATTTTCGAGCAAACTAGGCTTGAGGATAGTTTATTAACTAAAAAACCAGAACTGTTACAAAATAGAAAAATTCGATATAAAAGAATCGATCCGCAATATTCTGATGGAGTTGTGTGGGCTCGCTACATCAATTCATGTCAAATATACGATGAAGAATTTCAATATCAAATTGATTCTCATATGATTTTTGATAAAGATTGGGATCATCAGTTAGTTTTAGATTATAATCAAGCATGTCAAGTTGCAAATTTTGATAAAGTTGTTTTGACTGCTGGAACCAAAAATTACGATTTAGACGGCGATAGAATCACTCTTCACAAAATGACAAATGATATTACAGTTAAACTAGGATATTTTCAATTTGATAAAAATCTTCGTCTTCACGCTCATGGTCCTTGGATTCCCGCTACAAATGTTGTAACTCCATCTATTCATATATGCGCAGGAAACTTCTTTGCTCCTGTTAAATGGATTAAAGATGTTGGATATAACACTAAAATTTTCTTCGAGGGCGAAGAACAGATTATGTCTCTCGATACCTTTCTAGGTGGGTATAGAATCTTCCATCATAGAAAAATTAAAGTTTATCATTATCTGCGATCTAATCAGCATGAAACAAAACAAACAATTAATGCTGTTTCGACACAAGAAGAACTTCAAAGAAAGATTTCTCGTTCTCAAAAAGAATTAGTTGATTATATTTACTCCATTCCTGAAGATAAACTGGAAGAATATCGAAAAATTACTGGAGTTGATTATATAAATAGAAAATTAGAGGAAAGAGCAATCTCGAGAAGCATTTCCTCATATCCTGGCGTCGTTAACGACTGGGAGATACCTGATAGGAGTGATTAATGGAACCAAGAATTAATGCTAGGCTGTTCGACGGTAGCGAGTGTCGTTATATCGGCGGCTGCAACATTATGTTCGACGATGGGGTGTTAAATCAACAACTATTTCCCAAATATCATTATTTTCTTATCGAAGGGTCGGTTACAATTCAATATCAAGGAGAAATCGCGCAATTAATCGAATCTCCTTATCCAGAATCTGAAATAACAAATTATATTGATTCTTGGAAATATGGTGTTCCTGTAGAATTCACTGTTACTCCATCGACTCGATTTTTAAGAGTCGATCTACACGACTTTCACACCGAAGAACCGATTCCATTCACCACTACAGTCCATAAATTCACTAACGATACAATAACAAAAACGGTGAAATCTAACTCTCACCTTGTTTTTTACGGTTCGAGTTATACTGTAGATGGAAGACTCTATACTGATAAAAAAGTGTTCTGCGTTTCCTTTAACGAAGAAAAAGATGTTATCATTTCCACAACAGGAAAACTTGCTGTTGTTTATGTTGAACCAATAACATAAACACAGAAATTAATAAATACAAATTATAATCATACGGTTTAGGAATTTATAAATGGCTCAGTTTGTAGAACTGGAACTAGATCAGGGAACTGATTTCAATTACGATCTAGACTTGAGCAATGATGATGGTGTTGCAATCAACGTTACAAATTTCACCTTTTCGTCTTCAATACGAAAATCATATTATTCTATAAGTTCAACCGCAAATTTAAGCGTTACCATTATTAATGCAGCAAATGGAAACGTAAGTTTTAGTTTAAACGCTGCGACAACCTCTAATATTAAGGCAGGTCGCTATTTGTTTGATGTGAAGCAACTTGATAATGTAAATGTTACGACTCGCCTTGTTGAAGGCATTATCACAGTTAATCCGCAGGTTACGAAATGACTATACTTCGCGTCTCCACTGGTCGTGGTTCACAAGGTTTAACAGGTCCACAAGGTCCACAAGGACCATCTGGTCCCTCTGGTGCGGCTGGTCCTGCAGGTGGTCCACAAGGTCCACAAGGTCCACAAGGCGCGACTGGTCCTCAAGGACCTCAAGGTCCATCAGGCGCAAGCGTAACAGGTCCACAAGGTCCACAGGGTTCTGCTGGATCAACTGGTCCTCAAGGTCCTCAAGGTGCTGCTGGCAATACTGGTCCGCAAGGTCCACAAGGTCCACAAGGCGCGACTGGTCCTCAAGGTCCACAGGGTTCTGCTGGTAATACTGGTCCACAAGGTCCACAGGGTTCTGCTGGATCAACTGGTCCTCAAGGTCCTCAAGGTGCTGCTGGCAATACTGGTCCGCAAGGTCCACAAGGACCTCAAGGTCCATCAGGCGCAAGCGTAACAGGTCCTCAAGGTCCACAGGGTTCTGCTGGTAATACTGGTCCACAAGGTCCACAAGGACCATCTGGTCCACAAGGTGATCAGGGTGTTGCTGGTGTAGTTGGTACAACTGGTCCGCAAGGTCCACAGGGTGCAGCAGGTCCACAAGGACCTCAAGGTCCACAGGGTGTTGTCGGTCCTCAAGGTCCACAGGGACCACAAGGTCCACAAGGCGCGCAAGGTTCAACTGGTCCTCAAGGTCCACAAGGTGTGACAGGACCACAAGGTCCTCAAGGCGCACAGGGTAACACTGGTCCGCAGGGTCCACAGGGTGTTATTGGTCCACAGGGTCCACAGGGTGTGATAGGACCACAAGGACCACAGGGTGCTCAAGGTTCAACTGGCGCAATTGGTCCACAAGGTCCACAAGGTCCTCAAGGCGCACAAGGAAATGCTGGTCCACAAGGACCGCAGGGTGTTGTTGGTCCACAAGGTCCACAAGGACCGCAAGGTGTTCTTGGTCCGCAAGGACCGCAGGGTCCTCAGGGTCCACAAGGAACTGCAGGTGACATTTATTCAACAACCAGTTCAACATCACTAACCATTGCCACTGGCGCACAAACGTTTGTAGTTGCTACAGGATTAGCATATTCAGTAAGTCAAGATATTAAAATCGCAAATACTGTCTCTAACTTCATGGAAGGTACAGTTACTTCCTACAATAGCGCAAATGGCCAGATGGTTGCTAATGTGACATCAATCACTGGTTCTGGTACATACACATCTTGGTCTATCAATCTTGGTGGCACACCTGGAGAACTTGGTCCACAAGGTCCACAAGGTCCACAAGGTCCACAAGGACCACAAGGTGGAGTTGGTCCACAAGGACCACAAGGACCACAAGGTGGAGTTGGTCCACAAGGACCACAAGGACCACAAGGTGGAGTTGGTCCACAAGGTCCACAAGGACCACAAGGTCCTCAAGGCTCAACTGGTGAAACTGGTCCACAAGGTCCACAAGGCGCGACTGGTCCTCAAGGTCCACAAGGTCCTCAAGGTTCAACTGGTCCTCAAGGTCCACAAGGTGCGACTGGCAATACTGGTCCACAAGGACCACAGGGTGTTATTGGTCCACAAGGACCACAAGGTGTTGAAGGTCCACAAGGACCACAGGGTCCACAAGGCGTTGCGGGTCCACAAGGTCCTCAAGGTCCACAAGGACCGCAAGGTGCTCAAGGTTTACAAGGAACTCAAGGTGCAACTGGTGACACTGGTCCGCAAGGACCACAGGGTCCTCAAGGTCCACAGGGTCCACAGGGAACACAAGGCACACCTGGCGTTACAGGCGACACTGGTCCTCAAGGACCACAAGGACCAAGCGGTGCATCAGTAACTGGTCCATCAGGTCCACAAGGTCCACAAGGACCGCAAGGTGCTCAAGGTATTACTGGTGCGACTGGTGATATTGGTCCTCAAGGTCCACAGGGTCCACAGGGAACACAAGGACCACAGGGACCACAAGGTCCACAGGGTGCTGCATCAAATGTTGCGGGTCCACAAGGTCCTCAAGGTCCTGCGGGATCGAATGGTGCCACTGGTCCGCAAGGTCCGCAGGGTCCACAGGGTGCAGTTGGTGACAGATACGCCACAACAAGTAGTGATTCTGAAACTATCGCAAGTTCAGGATCATTCAACATGACAGTTGAAACTGGTCTAGCATACACTGTTGCTCAAAATATTAAAGTTGCAAATAATGCCAGCAACTTTATGGAAGGCACTGTAGATGCTTATTATTCTGGTAACGGAACATTAGTCTTCACTTCAACTGCGTCAACTGGAAGTGGCACATACTCTTCTTGGGCAGTGAATCTTGCTGGTGCAACAGGTTCTCCTGGTGATACAGGTCCACAGGGTCCACAAGGACCTCAAGGACCACAGGGTCCACAAGGTGTTGCTGGTCCACAAGGACCACAAGGAAACTCAACTTTTGTAACAGCAAATAGTGCTGGAACTGTAACTGCAAATGTTCTGAACTTTGTTAATACAGCAACAATTACTGTAGCAGTTTCAGCTGATGGTTCAAATGCAAATATTGCATTCACTGCAGTTGGTGGTGCTGCTTATGATCAAGCCAATGCAGCATATGGTCAAGCCAATGATGCGTATGGACAAGCCAATTCTGCTCGCAACCAAGCAAATACTGCTCGCACAACAGCAAATGATGCATATAATGAAGCAAACACAGCGATGGCTCGAGCAGCATTTGCTTATGGTCAAGCCAACGCCGCATATGGTCAAGCCAACACTGCACGTGGTACTGCCAATGATGCGTATGCCCAAGCAAATTCAAATTATCAACCAGCTGTTACAAGACTTAATGTAACGAATAGTGGAGCATCTGATTATTTGTTTGATCAATACACTGGTGGTGATCCAACACTTTATGTCCGTGCTGGTGAAACACTTGCATTTAATCTAAATGTAACTGGACACCCATTCTTGATTCGCGTTTCAAATGGTGGAGCATTATACAACACTGGACTCACTCACGTTGCAACAGATGGAACTGTAACTACTGGTGGTAGTGCGCAAGCAAAAGTGACTGGAACATTATATTGGAAAGTTCCATATGAACTACTTGGAAACACTTATGTTTATCAATGTCAAATTCACTCAGGAATGGTTGGCAACATTGTAATCGAACCACCTGGCACAATTGTATATGATCAAGCCAATGCAGCGTATGGACAAGCCAACTCTGCTCGTGATCAGGCTAACACTGCTCGCGGAACTGCTAACGATGCGTATGGCGCAGCAAATACTGCAAATACAAATGCGTTAAATGCATATAGCCAAGCGAACACTGCAAGAGATCAAGCGAACACTGCAAGAGATCAAGCAAATACTGCTTATGGACAAGCCAATGCATCATATGGTCAAGCCAATGCAGCATATGGTCAAGCAAATAGTGCTTATGATGCTGCTAATACTTCTGGTACAAATGCATTAAATGCTTACGCTCAAGCAAATACCGCTCGCGGCACAGCAAATGACGCATATGGACAAGCAAACACTGCTAGAGACACTGCTAACAGTTCATATGCTCAAGCAAATAGTGCTTATGATGCTGCTAATAATCGTGTATTGAAGGCTGGTGATACAATGACTGGCAACTTAAATGTTGCTGCATCATTGATCACTCAAAATATTGTACCAAATCTAAATGTTACATATGACATTGGTACTGCTGATAAACGATTCAATGATCTATATTTGAGCAACTCATCAATCTTCTTGGGTGATGCAGTTCTAAGCGCAAATGGTCCTGTGTTAGTTGTTTCTGGTGTTGAAATTCTTGGTGGGGGAAATGTTGTTGCTGATTTGACTGATTCATATAATCAAGCAAACAATGCTCGCAATCAAGCCAATACAGCACGTGATACCGCAAACGGTGCATATGCTCAAGCAAATGGTGCTTATGCTCAAGCCAACGGTGCTTATGGACAAGCAAATGTTGCTTACGGACAAGCCAATGATGCATATGGACAGGCTAATACAGCACGTGGTACAGCAAATGATGCGTATGCGCAAGCAAATGCTGGTTACACTCAGGCAAATACTGGTTATGCTCAAGCGAATGCGGCTTATGGACAAGCCAACGCTGCTTACGGTCAAGCGAATGCAGCATATAGCACTGCGAATACAGCCAACACAACGGCAAATCTGGCATATGCTCAAGCAAATTCAAATTATCAACCTGCTGTAACTCGCCTTGATGTTACGAACAACGGCGCAAGTGCATATCGGTTTGATCAGTATGGTGCTGCTGTTGATAACCCATCACTTTATGTTCGTGCTGGCGAGACGATTGCATTTAATTTAAACAATGCTGGACACCCATTCGCGATTCGTGTTTCATCTGGTGGTTCAAACTATGACACTGGACTGACTCATGTTGCAACTGATGGAACAGTAAGCACTGGTTCTTCTGCTCAAGGCAAAGTTTCTGGCTCATTATACTGGAAAGTTCCTTATGAACTTGGTGGAAACACTTATGTTTATCAGTGCACTGTTCATAGTGGAATGGTTGGTAACATTGTACTTGAACCAAATGGAACAATCGCATATGCTCAAGCCAATACAGCGAGAAATCAGGCAAACACTGCCCGCACAACTGCTAATGATGCTTATGGTGCTGCTAACACTGCCCAAACAACAGCACAAAATGCATATGGTCAAGCAAATACTGCTTATGGACAAGCGAATGACGCTTATGGTCAGGCAAACACTGCACGAACCCAAGCAAATACTGCTTATGGTCAAGCAAATGCAGCATATGCCCAAGCAAATTCTGCGTATGCTCAGGCAAATAATGCTTATGGTGCTGCTAACAATATTATTAGTGGCGCAACTTCTATTACATTGAAAGCATATAAAGATTTCTTGCAAGCCAATACGAATGTTAACGCTGCAAATACTTGCGACTTATCAGTATCAAATTACTTCCGCGCTGTGATGACAGCCAGTGCTCAATTTACCTTTATCAATGCTCCATCTTCTGGTACTGCTCAGCAATTCTCATTGTTGATTATGCAAGATGGTACTGGTGGATATTCTCCAACATTTGCGAATACAGTGTACTGGGCGGGTGGATCAATTCCTCCAGCAACGACTGCAGCAAATTCTCGTGACTTGTGGACCTTCATCACTTATGATGGTGGTTCAACATATTGGGGTACATTGACGATGAAGGATGCGCGATAAATAGATTAAATTATCTTTTGTGAGTTTGTTATGAAAATCCATGTACTGGTAAATCCTCGCAATCCAACAGGGTTGATGAATCGTGTGGACCCATTTGCTGTCCACGCATACAAATATATCAAACATTTATCGCCGCATTTCCATATGATTCATTATGGAGTTCCAGGCGCGCAAGTTGATTGCGAGCATATTGATATTCCAACATTACCAAAAGAAATAAAGCGATTCAATGAACTTGCTGGCGAAGAAATTCGCAAGAGAGCAAGCGATGGTGATTTGATTGTTTGTTTCTTTGGCGTTGACAATCAACTCGCATGTGAGATGAATCCAAACTGCAAACCAGTTGAACCTTCTATTGGATATAGAGCCAATGGCATCTTTGCGCCATATCGTGTGTTTACTTCATATGCAAATATGCATATGTTTTATGGCGAGCGCGGAATGCTCATGAGCCCTTCTTGGTTCGATGATGTAATTGGTAATCCATTTACAATCAGTGAATTTGAGTACAATGAAAAGAAAGACGATTACTTTTTATTTTTGGGTCGAGTATGCGAAGAGAAAGGTATTCATCTTGCAATTCAAGCAACAGAAAAGATGGGTAAAAAACTTATCATTGCTGGTCCTGGATCGCTCAAAGCATTGGGATATGAGAAAGTTCCAGATCATGTTGAGGTCTTTGGTGTTGCTGATGCAGAACAACGAAAACATCTATTAAAAAATGCAAAGGCATTGATTGGTTTGACGCATTATGTTGAGCCATTCGGCAATATGATCATTGAGGCTAATCTATCAGGCACTCCTGTAATTACAACTGATTGGGGTGCATTTCCAGAGATTGTTCTTGAGGGACAAACAGGATATCGTGTGCGAGATTTTAAATCCCTATTAACTGCAATTGAGAGTATTGATAAGATTGCTTCATTTGATTGTAGAGAATGGGGATTAAATTTCTCTGATGAGGAGATCCACGATCAACATCGTCGATATCTAGAAAAAGTTATAAAGAATAAATTCTATGAATAATCTTTTTATTGTCGGGTCATCGATTCAAACACGCAATGCGCCATTGACATATAGCCCTGTTCGCACAATCTTTTCTAGCGAAGAAAGATTTCGTCAAACAATCTTTACTGTCAATTCAATACAAGCTGCATTTCCAGAGGCAAAAATAGTTGTTGTTGATTCATCAGACATCTATAAAGAATATCAAGACACATTTCGCTTCTTTAAGAACACTGAGTTTATACCACTAAAAGAATTAGATCAAGAAGCATTTGAAATTGTTAATACGCATCCGAATAAAAGTTTATGCGAATCTTTGTTATTAAATACCTTCTATAAGAAGTTTAGAAAAGAAATAAAACAATATGATTATGTGATTAAAACTTGCGGAAGATACTTTTACTTTCATTTAAATGATGCGCTGTTTAATGTTGAAAATTTAAACAAATTATTTTTCAAACGACCGCTTAATTTCAACTGGGATGATTCTTGGAACTATTCATTTATTGATCGTCGAACAGAACAAAATAACAATCGCATACATCAATATTGCACGGTGTTATATGCATTCGGCGGCACTCAATTAGATAAAATGATTGATATAAATGAAGCAACAATTCATTTGCTAAATCAAGCCCCAATGAAACATTATGATATTGAAACTTTGTCATATTACTTTACTCGTCCATATGAAAAAGATGTTATTGAAACAGACTGGATAGTTTGCGGATGGGATGGGACTTCTGGTCGATTTATGTATTACTAGGTGAGTTATGAAAACAAATTTAATTGTTACTGACGATTTTTATCAAAACCCAGATGGTGTGCGAAGTTATGCATTGTCTCAACCATTTGAGGTGTCGGGAAATTATCCTGGAGTAAGAACAAAACCATATCTTCCAGACGATCTAAAAGATGCAATTCAAAAAATCATCTTTAATGTTGGAGGGCAGATCACCGATTGGATGGAATATTCTGGCTATACTGGAGCATTTCAAATTTGCACTGCGAAAGATCGCACTTGGATTCATGCTGATAGTTATAATTCTTGGGCTGCTGTGTGCTATCTAACACCGAATGCGCCTCTCTCTGCTGGAACTGCTCTGTATCGATATAAGGAAACGGGCGACTATTTCAGAGCAGATAACACTGCTCCTCATTTTGATGGCTATGACTATACAAAGTGGGATATGGTCGATTATGTTGCAAACAAATATAATCGAATCGTGATGTATCGCGGAAACCTTTATCATGCCTCATTGGACTATTTCGGAAACAATCTCGAAAACGGAAGATTATTTCAAACCTTCTTTTTCAACACAGAATACTAATGAAAATTTTACATGTGATATTTTCTTGCAATCGTTTGCAATACCTAACGAAGACTCTAGATTCTCTTAAGAATCTAGATTATGGAAATCATGAGGTTACTCGCCTTATCGTCGACGATTACCCAAGAACTCGAAATGACTCAATCTTTCAGTTGCTCGCGAAAACTCATAAAACACTTTTATGGTTGAACACCGAAAATAAAGGTTTATCAGTAACTTGGAGTAACTTTTTTGAATGGCTCAAAACGCAAGATTATGACTATATCATTCATCAAGAGGATGATGTTTTGATCACATCACCGATTCATATCGATGAATTATTAACAGTTCTCAACTCTGACGAGAAGATGGCATCAGTTGTTTTGCAAAGACAGCAATGGTATTTCCACGAAGAGCCACCGAAGATTGAGGAGACTGATACGAAAATTGAGAAGTTTTATTATAGTAAAAACACTAAAACATTTCCTATCATCTTTAGTTTGTATAGAAAATCAATCGTAGATTATCCATTCAGAGAGTATTGGGGGTTTAATATTAACGAAGGAATGATTATGGTATATCTTGATCACTTCCATCAGATGTATTCTGCTCAACTCAAGGGAACAAACGGGGAAAATTTAATCGAACACATTGGCGAAGAATCTATCGGAAAGAGAATTTTGCAGGGTGAACCGAACTGGGAAAAGTTTGCTCATATGGATCCAGACTTGGTGTATTCCTCTCGAGACGGGAAGTTGATAGAGAACTAAATATACAATAATTAGAGAGGTTCTATCTCAATGGCAAAACCAAGCACTCGACAAGAACTCAAGGATTACTGCCTCCGCAAACTTGGGTTTCCAGTAATCGATATTAATGTCGACGAAGATCAATTAGAAGATCGTATCGATGACGCGCTGCAGAAGTATCGCGACTTTCATTACGATGGCACTGAGACCACATATCTCGCTCACAAACTCACGAATGCAGATATCTTAAACAAGTATGTGCAGCTCGCCGATTCAATCGTTGGAGTTTCGAGAGTATTTCCATTTACTGGCTCTACTCAATCATCAACTTCATCTGCTGGATTTAACATCTTTGATATCAATTATCAACTTCGCCTCAACGATTTCTATAATTTAACAGCTTCCTCATATACTTACTATGTTATTGCTCGTGAACATCTGTCAATGTTAGACATGATCGTTACTGGAGAAATGCCATATACCTATAATAAAAAAACAAATAGAGTGCATGTGCAAACTGGCTGGAGTGGTAAGTTTATTCCTGGGAACTATATGTGTTTTCAAGCAAATCGCATAGTAGACCCAGAAGTTTATAGCAAAGTTTTTGATGACACTTGGTTAAAGAAGTATGCAACTGAGTTGTTTAAACAACAAT